GCCCAGTCCCCGGCGAACGCGTTCGCGCCCTTCTGGACGTCCTTGTACTTTCCCTGGAACCTGTCGAACTCGCCGATCAGGACGCCGATCCCGGCCCCGGCCTTCTTGCCGAACAGGTCGGTGATGACCTGCCCCTGGTCTTTCGCGGAGACCCCGGCGGCGTGCATGCGGGTGACGAGGAGCTTGAGGGCCTCGTTGAGGCCGCCCTGCTTCATCGCGTCATTGAGCGACTTCGCCCCTAGGCCGAGTTGCTGCAGGGTCGCCTTGGCCGACGGCCCTTGCACCGCGAGGGCCTGCACGGCCATCTTCAGGTCAGTGCCGGCCTTGGCGCCCCTGATGTTGTTGTCGCCGAAGGTCGCCAGCGCGGCGCTGACGTCCCGGAGCGTGACGCCGTACAGCTTGATGTTGGCCAGGACCCCGGTCCCGAACGCGTCGGCCAAATCCTGCATGCGCATGTCGCCAGCACCTACGGTGGCGTTCATGTAGCCCATGGCCTGCGTGTAGTTCTGCACCCCGGGGATCCCGGAGGCAATAGCCGCGCCTAGGGCGTTGGTGACGTCCTCCAGGTTGGCGTTGCCGACCTGCGCGCCCTCTGCGGCGACCTTGAGGGCGTTCATCATCTGGGCACCGGTAGCGCCCGTGGAGGCCATGTTGGAGGCGACGTGGTAGAGCGCCTCGGACAGCGAGGTAGGCCCCTCGCCGACCTGCCCGGCGAGCTGCAGCACCTGCGTGGACAGGCCCTTCACCGCCGCCTGGGAGACACCAGCCTGCGTGTGGAGTTGCGCCATGGACGCCTGGAACTTGGATGCCTGCTCGATGCCGTACCCGGCGGCGACGGCCACGCCGAGGAGCGCGGTCTTCATCGCCGAGCCGAACCCTGCGGCCTCCGCCGCGCCGGCCTTCGACTTGCCCCCGGCGACGACCGCGGCGTCCCCGGCTTCCCCGGTCGCCACGGCTGCCCGGCGGGCGGCGACGGCCTCCTCGTCCAGCCCCGCGGCGGCCATGGTCGCGCTTGACGCGAACCGTCCGTTAGCCTCGCGGACGCGGCCCGACGCATCGACGTACAGCCCGGCTGCCCCGGCGGCCCGGTCGAAGGCGGCGGCCTGCGCGTCAAGGGTCGCGCTGACCGCCCCGGTCCCGGCGATGACGCCGTCGATCGAGGTGGCGACCGCCTCGGTGCTCGCGATCATCTCGTCCGCGCCTGCCAGGTACTCCCCGGCCTGAATCGCGTAGACCTGGACAGCGGGAGGCAGCGACAAGGAGGCTCGCCTCCTGGCCGGCTAGAGGTCCAGTGCCTTCAGCCACGCGTCGTCGACGACCTGCCGCCCGAGGCCGCCCGAGGCGAGTTTCTTCGCCGTCGGCTCGAGGAACGGCCGGCGGGGGATGGTGACCTCCCGGCCGAACACCTGGCCAGTTCGCCTGTTGCGAAGCGGGTAATTGCCGTGCGACCGGATGGTGACCGGCCCGAACTCGTGGACGCTCGCGTAGATCACGACCGAGCCCACCAGGCAGTAAGCGGCCCCGGGACCGGTGAGGCGCGGCGGCGTCCGGGCAACGGACCCGCGGAGCCTGCCCGAGACGAGGGACGGGGGCTGCCCTCGCTCGGCGGGAGTCTCGCTGCCCTCCCGGTGGGTCGTCTGGCTGAGAGTGACTTTGACCGCGGTCTCAGCCACCTGGCCGAGCGCCCGGCAGGCAGCCGCCGGCGCTTCCGTCGCGGCCCGCTGCCGGATCATCCTGAGTCGCGCGAGCACGTCACGGGCGGCGTTGTTCCCGCTCACCGGCCACCCCCGTGCTGAGGTGAGGCCCGCGCCTGCCGCTCAGCCATGCACCGGCGCTTGATGCTCAGGAGGTCCCACGTGAACCGCTTCACGTAGCCCGGGGTTTCCTGCAGCTCCCGCCATGACCAGGCGATGTTCTCCGCGCCCATCAGCTCGAAGTCCCGCAGCTCCTCAGGTACCCAGTCCTGGTGCCAGGTGCCGTCATAGATGGACTCGGCGGGGGCTAGGACGTCCTCGAAGTACCATCCTCCGGGGCGGCCCGCCGGTTCTGAGGGTTTGCCTTGGCGACTTCCTCCATGATCGCCGTCAGCGGCTCCTGCGGGAGCAGCCGGGCGAGCTCGGGGGTCACCGGGGCCCCGGGCAGCAGCCTGGGCCGGGTTTCCTCGTCCTCGATGAGGTTGCCGTCGTCGTCGAGCTTGACGGGGACGCGGGGATCCCAGACGCGCCACCCGACGATCAGGTGAGCGGCCAGCCGGTACATCTGCGCGGTGCCCTCTTTGACGGTTTCGTCGGGGACGTCGGAGCCGGCCTCGGCGGCGGCGCGGGCAGCCTCGGCGAAATCGCGGCTTCCCTCGAAGAAGGACTGCAGTTCCGCAGCCGGGATAAGGCGCGGGTTGCGGATGACCACATGGCAGTCATCGGCCAGGTCCTCGGGGAACGGGATGCGGATGACCGGGTTCTTGTACCCAGGAATGGGAGGGGCCTTTCTCAGTAGGCGGCGCTGGTGAAGTTCTTGAGGACCACCGTGGTTATGCCGGTGTCGGTGGCGTTAGCGATAGCGGACACCGCCTGCGTGAGCTGGAGGTACGGCTGTCCGCTGTCCGCTTCACCAGTTGTGTAGCCGCTCTTGCTCATGGTGACGGCGAGTGACTGGCCGCCGGAGGTGACCGGGTTGGTCACCGTGTGGGTGGTGATCCCCTGGAGGCCCTGCTTGAAGTTGTTCATGTCGGCGGCGCTGTCGTAGACGGCCTTGTACTGGCCGTCCAGCTCCAGCGCGCCGGGGAAGATCTCGCGGGGTGCCTGGGTGCCGTCAGATGACTGGATGATCTCCGAGGCCCGCTTGAACGTGAAGTCCATCGTCAGGCCCCGCGTGGAAGCCGAGGGGTTGCTCACGGTCCACGCCCAGCCGACGGACGGCTGCACCAGCGAGGCCGCGTACGCGAACGTCGACTGGGTCGCCGACGGGAAGCCGGTCCACTTGGGCCCGAGCGTGATGAAGCCCTTCGGGTCGATCTTGAGCGTCAGTTCGGACATGACGCAGCCGGGGAAGCCGAGGATTTCCTGCCCGTCGTCCACCGTGAGGGAGTAGGTGGGCCACACCGTGCTGAAGGTGCGCAGCTGGGCGAAGGTGTGGGTGGACTGGCTGATGACGGATCCGCCGGCGGCGGTGTGCGCGAACCGGGTTCCGCTGGCCGGGGAGGCGACCGGGGCGGTGTACGGCCCGGAGCCGGTGACGGTGCCGACCTGCACCCATTCCAGGTTCGTCCCGCCGGAGTCCGAGATCTGGATGACGCTGTTGCTGGTCACCGTGGCGGTGAGGGACAGCGACGTGGCCCCAAGGGTGGCGTTGGACGCGAGGGTGGTGGACACGCCTGCGGAGACCGTGTCCGGGCCGATGATGCCCCGGAAGAAATGGCCGGCGAGGTCGGCGTAGAAGTTGGTCTCCATCTCCCACGTGGAGTGGGCGGGACCCTGGGAGATGCCCTGGAGGACGTCATCGTTGGCGCGGATGGACTCATCACGGAGCGGGTCGATGATGTCGAGCCACTTGCCGGTGTTCCACGGCACGCTGATGCCGGGGACCTGGTAGGTGCCCGGGACGGTCTCCTTGACTAGGCCGACCTTGTCGAGCCGGGACAGGAAGGTCATCCGGCCGCCTCCTTATCCTTGGCGGCGGTGCCGCGCTTGGCTGCCTTGGGGATGTCGGCGGCCGACTCCGGTTCCGGCGCGTCAAGCCAGGTGCAGCCTGGGATCACGCCGTGGACCTCGGGGTCCCAGCCGTGGGCGTCGAACTCGCCGGGCGGGATCAGCCCGAACTCCTGCGAGCTAAGGACCGAGCCGGTGTCGTTGCGGAAGCGGGCCAACGCGGCACCTCCAGTGGTCGGGGTACGGTGGCGGGATGGTGATGAGAAAGGCGCGGCCGGACCCGGCGTCCTTGTACGTGCAGGTCAGCGAGATCGTCAGGCCGTGGCTGTATGTCCACTCGATCGGCGGCCCGTTCGGGATCGAGGCGGTAGCGCTGCCACTCAAGGCGCCCAGCGAGACTCCCAGGGAGGCCCGTGCCCGGCTCCTCGGCCAGGCTGAGGACGCGTTCGACGCGCTCGCCGAAGCCGGGCTGCCGCTAGTGCGGCTCCCTCAGCTGGAGTTCAAGCCAAGCGGCGACCGCATGGAGCTGCTCGTCTGGTTCTCGGTCCGGGGCGACCTTTAGCCGTTGATCTCGTAGTCGTCCGCCGGGTACGTCACGGTGCCCCGCAGCGACTTCAATTGCGGGATGGTGACCTCAGGGTCGTCGGTCTCGCAGTGCGGCCCCGGCAGCCGGGGGACCTCGCCTGCGGACAGGAACGCGCCCCCGTGGGTCTTGTCGCCGATCTTGTCCCGGATCCGGTCGAGCAGCAGCGACAGGGCGGCGTCCAAGTTGCGCTGCTCGGTCTCCGCGATCCCGGTAGCGGCAGACCTTACCGGCCAGACGAACTTGACGCGGAACATGTAGGTGTCCCGGATCCGGATGCCCGCTACCCGCTCCTCATCGAACGACGGCCGCAGGACGTACAGGCCGGTCTTCTCATACGACGGGGTGCGGGGCCAGTACGCCTGCACTACCTCCCACGGGCCGCCGTTCACGGTTAGCAGGGCGGGAAGGCCGTCGCCCGGGTTGTAGGCGGCCAGATACTGGGCCTCGCGGTCAACCGCGCCGGCAATGCCCTGCGCGGGCACGACGGGAGTCGTCAACGCCTACCTCCGTGGGAAGCTAGGCAGGTGAGCGATGATCAAACGTGGGACGCCCGGGAGGCTGCAGCCCGCGCGGAGGCAGAGGAACGGGACCGGCGGGAGTGGCTTGACGGCGTAAAGCTGCGCCTGGGCCTCGTCGTCGCAGGCGACCCGCCGCCGTCTGCTGTTGAGTGGCCAGCCGGAATCCCGGACGGCCCGTGGGAAACGGTTTCCGTCCACACCCTGGAGCTTCCCGGCGACTGGCCGCAGGGCTGCCGTTGCGTGCTGTCCGATGGCGTACGGGTGTCGCTCGGAGGTCCGTGCCCGGCGCATCCGAACGTGAGCGTCGCCTCATGAGCGTGAAGTCAGCGTGCCCGGCCTGCTCCGAGCACTCCACCCGGGTAGCCGATGCCTTCGGCGACAGCCGACCGTGCCCGAACTGCGGGCTGTCCTATGAGGCCGTTGCCGAGATCCGCGAGGTTCAGCGCAGCCGAGGCGATGAGGAGCTGAAGGCGAAGCTCACTGAGGAGGTCAAGCGGCGCGGGATCGCGGAGGCGAAGGTGGCCCGGCTGGAGTACCGGATTCAGCAGTTGCGCGAGGCGCTGGACGCGCCCGATCCTGACTGGCTCGGCGCGTGAGAGTGGAGTTCGGGCGCGACAGCGCCAGTCTCGGAGGGTTCGACCTTGACGCGGTGCCGCGAGCCGGGGACATGGTCGTGCTCCCGGCCGGCGAGCCGATGGTCGTCTGGGGCGTCGCATGGCGGCTGGATGACGCGGAGCCTGTCGTGCAGGTTGAACTCGTCTCCGAGCGGGAGCGGGACTGGAGGATACGGTGAGCGACGGAGACGACAAGCCCGGTGATCCTCTCGCCGCCCTAGGCGATGGGATAGCGCTCGGGTACGGGGAAGGGATCTCGGCCGCCATGCGCGCTGCCTACCGTGAGGAGGCGGAAGCCCGTGAGCGGCGGCAACTCGCGGAAGTCTCCTGGTGCCAGTCGTGCGGCCTGTCGGCGACCGGTGCCGAGCGGGGCCTGCTGAGCCATGCGCTGGCCATGAACTACGCGCTCCGCGTCATCCGCCTGACAGTGGAGGTCCGGGCCGTAGGCGGGATGGTGCCCGCTGCCGACATCCTGCGGGCACTGGACCAGCCGTACCGGTTCCCGCTGCCCGATGAGCCGAGATCATGATCGGCGCAGACGATCCGGGGCCATACCTCGGCCCTGAGGTCATCTGCGACAGTGGACGCCCGCTATGGCCAGTGCGGTGGAACCCGTGGCGGCACGGGACGTGGAGCTACCGGGTCACGGCCGTGGGGCTTGACGGTGCCGAGGTGACGTTCAGGCGGGCCGGCCCCACGGTCACGCACCCGGCTCATCCCGGGCCATGGCGGCGGGGTTGCCGGAGAGGTCGTCACCGACCGGGGCGAGCTGACAGGCTAGAGGCTCCCAGGCAAGGATTCGAACCTTGATTGCCAGGTCCAGAACCTGGGGTCCTGCCAGCTAGACGACCTGGGATCGCTGCACCAAGGCTAGCGCCGCGCGATCAGCGACAGGACCGGCCGCGCCCTGCGCATCCGAACCTTCCGCGTCCGCGCCCTGATCGCCTTCACCCGCTTGGCGTGCGCCACCGAGTGGGGCTTTAGCTTCCGCTTCCCGTGCGCCCGGAACGTGGCCACGTGATGGGCCTTGTGGGCACGGAACGCCTTCCCGGCGCCGCGTCCCTTGTGCACGCGGAACCGGGACGGCACCGCCTTAGCGGGCTTGCGGGCGCGGGCCTTGGCCGGCTTCCTCGCCTTCCGGGGCCTCGCCACCCGCCTGCGCCACGACACCGGCTTACTCCCGCATCCACGGTTCGAGCCAGTCCATCGCCGACTGGTGGATCAGGTCGGGGTTGTGGTCGGTGTCGGCCGGGTTCAGTTCCCGCAGCGCGATCTCGGCGGCCATGTACTTGCATGCCCGCACCAGGCTGGCGGGGGTGCTGACCACGTACCCGCCGCCGTAGGTGACCCGGATCAGCGACCCGATCGGGATGAACAGGCCCAGCTGGAACCAGACGTGCCCCGAGTCGGTCTCCGCCCCGACGAACTGCGCCGGCGAGAGGACCTCGCTGCCGCCGTAGGACCGGATGATCGTGATCTGGACGTTCTGGTACGCCCACATCTCCTGGTAGCGGGGCGCGTACTCATTCAGCCAGCAGTGCCTGACCAGGGTGCTCGCCCCGAGCGCGTAGGCGTACGACCGGCCGAGCGTCCCCTGCAGGTCCATCGGCAGGTTCGCGCTGTCGGTGTACTCGTCCGGGTCCATGCCCTCAGCCCGGTGAGTCTCGGTGACGCCCGTGAACGGGGCCAGCCTGCGGCCGGTGAAGTCCTCGCACCGCCGCGTCGCCTCAAGGAGCAGGTCCGTCTCGCCCTGGTCGCTGTAGCCGCGCACCAGGTCGGCGAGCGCCCCGGAGCCGAGTTGCGCGGGGGTGCAGAGCGGTGTCGGGGAATCAGCCACGGCGCGCCCCCTTGGCAGTTGCTAGGACGCCGCCTTGCGGGACCTCGGCCGGGATGGCTTCGCGGGAGGCTCGGGGTCGGCGCTTTCGCTGCTGCCATCGCCTTCCGGGGTCTCTGGCTCCGGTTCCGCGGCGGGGTCGCCGTCATCCTCTGGCGAGCCTTCGCCACCTGGGGCCTCAGGCTCCAGGCTGTAGCCCTCTTCCTCCGGCCGGCCTAGCAGCACCCGGGCCAGTTCCTCGGGGACGTCGCACACCGGGTCATCTTCCGGCCACCAGTGAGGGCCGATGCCCGAACCGCCCCGTTCCTTGCGGATCCGCACCATGGCGGGGTTTCCTTTCTCGCAGGCATGGCCCCCCGCGGCGGCAGAGCAGTCCGCCGCAGGGGGCCATCGCGCAGCAGCGGGTTAGACGCTGGTCGAGACCCGCGCGATCCTGCCGGTGTACTTCGGCGCACGCACTGCCAGCGTGGTGTCACTGATCAGTGCGTAGGGAAGCGTGTCCGGGCTGGCCGTGGTCGGGTAAACGTCCAAGGGCAAACAGTCTCGGACGTACGGGCGGATCACGTTGTTCCGGTCGCGGCTGATGAGGTAGAGGTTCTCCAGGCCGGCCGCGAGGGGGAACATGCCCGCGTTGGTCCCGAAGTAGGCGGTGGCCAGGGTGCCCGGGACGGTGGTGGCCGTGGTCGCCGAGCCCACGACCGGGATCAGCGCGGTGCCCGTGTCGAAGATGGCGTTGGCCATGACCGGGGTCACGCCGTCCGCCGCCAGCCCGACGGTCGCGTCAACGTAGCCGAGGAAGGTCTCCGACCCTGCCGCTCCGCCCGACGCGGTCCGGTACACCTTGTACAGGATCGGCTGGGAGCCGTCGAGGCCGGTCGGGACGGTGAAGCCGAGGCCGGCGAAGCCGCTGGTGCCGCCGGTCGCCGCCGAGGCCTCCGCCGCGGGGAGGATCTCGCCCTGCCGGGCGATCACCGGGGCGATGACGTACCGGTAGGTGGCGTTGCCGAGCGACCCGGTGAGCGACGACAGGCCACCGGGGAGGGAGCCGCTGCCGCCGGTGGCGGTGACGGTGCCCATCGCGTACGACCGCGGCGACAGGAACGACGTCTTGACCAGCGGGATGCCGCGGTAGGAGTCGACGATGAGGCCGGGGGCGACCTCCACCTTGTCGTTGAACCGCTGCTGGTTCTGCATCAGCTGCGCGATCTTCGACACGGCCGTGGACGAGCAGACGATCATCCACGTGGAGTCGAACACGGGCATCGCCGAGTTCTGCTCCACCATGTCGATCAGCTCGTCCAGCATGGCCGTGGTGAGGGTGTTGCCGGCCTTGTCCTGGGCGTTCTGGTTCGCGCCGCTGAAGGTGGCGACCTGGGTGTCGAGGCCGTCGAACTGGGGGCGCGCGCCGGCGACGGTCGAGGCGGAGTTGCCCCAGTCGATGCCGGTCTCGGTGTCCCAGTAAAGGCCCCGGA